AGTTATTTGCCACTGTTAAAGAATTTGATTTGACTACTAAGAAAATGATTAGTCATTATAAAAAATGTACTGGTTTATCTGAAGCAAAAATTAGAGAGGTATTATTGCCACCTCAAGATATTTGGTTAAGCGCAATCGAAGCTAAAAAGCTAGGATTATGTGATGACGTTAAAGAACTTTCTTAATTATTGTAAATACTCTGGTGTTTGGATTACCTTTGGTTTAAACCCATGTCACTGGAGATTTAATATTGAATCAACTAAACCTGATGACATGGATCCTGCAAGGTATTCATGTCATATTGCTCTTGGACCATTCGCTGTAAGATTAGTATTGGATAATGGCTCATGGTAAAACACTTAAAAGGACTTTCTATGCTAACTGATAAGGTTTTTATTATTTCTGTTTTAATTGCAGTTCTTGCATTAATCGGAACATTCGGTTTTAATAAACATGAAGAACTTAAATCTATGGAGAGAAATATCGAATCTGCTATTGTAAAGGGTATCGATCCAGTTGCAGTTCGTTGTGCTTATGGGGACAACAGCTGGATTTGCATGCAATACGCTTCTACCCATCAGTCTTTTCCAAATATATCGAAAAAATAGTCAAAAATCGCTTTACTTTCATTTTGAAATAGGGTATAATATATACTGTGAACAACTATTTTGATGACTATATTATGCAAATGCTTTTTACATCGCTCGGGAAATCTAAGAAGAAAAACCCTACCGCAAAACAACGTCAGTTAAATGAGAGTTGGGAGAAGATGTTAAAGAAGTATGCCACAAAGACTGTTGCTAAACCTAAGCAACAACTCAGTGATGTATACTCACTTGGAAAACCTGCTTGTCGTGAGACACCTAAGATTCCGAGTCTTCCCTTTACTGGTGGTCCATGCCCACTGAAACCAAATCCAGTTTACACTGGAGACAAGATCAAAGGTATTGGCACCATGCATAAGTCTAATGCAGTTCCAGTCTTTTCTGATCAAGAAGCAAAAGATATTGCAACAATGCGTAGATAAATTTGACTTTTATTAAAAACTAAGGTATAATTACATTATGGATTACAAAATCAAACGACAAGAATTATTGATTGAGAAAATGAAACTCGATAAATTCTTTACAATGTTCCTAGACAAGTTTGATAAGAAACTTGATCCTTCGCGACCAAATACACCCCACTGGAAATTATATAAGAAAGAATCTGATCGTTATGCTAAACTTGCTCAAGATATCCGAAACTGTGAATATTGGATCAAGAAACATGTTTAAGTCTTCAAACGATTTTTCAATGCATATTGAACAGATTGTTCGTGATAAGAAAATAACTTACATGGAAGCAGTCCTTCAATACTGTAAGGAAAACTTTATTGAACCATCGGACGTTGCCAAACTTGTAAATAAATCTCTCAAGGATAAACTTGAAGTAAATTTTCAAGATGAAAACTATTTACCCAAGAAAGCTAAATTGGATGTGTGATGGACGGATTTAAAGCATATCGATATTACCTTGCATTAAAATTACACTTTACCTCTGAAAAATTTAACGTCTTTGAAAATCGAGGAAATGTTAAAGGATCACGTGAAGCATTTAATGCTAGGAATGATAGATATATTTTTGAGAAGCTGGCTAGAAAGATTGGCAATGATCGTGATATTATTCAGTTCTTTGTTGCGAATTTTGCTTATGGAAATGAATCTGCAATTTATGCAGGTCAAGAAGCCGATGATAATTTAGCCGAGTGGACTAAAAGAAAACAAAGTATTACAAAGATTTTCATTGATGATTTAGCGTCTTTACTCACATATGTTGAGATAAATAAATTACCAACTTCTAGTATTTTTGATTTTAATTTTAACGAATATCCAGCTGCATTAAAATTGTTTCTTGGTGGTAAAATTTCAATCGAAACCCTTGTAATTGTAAATGAACTTGATCATATCGTTGAACACTGGCTTGATAATTCCTCTGTTCAGCATATATGGGGTAATGAACTATTACGGATAAAGAAGTTGATTGGTTTCGTTAAATACGATAAAGAAAAACTACGTAAGATATTTACACACTTTGTTGAAGAGTTAGATTAAAATGGGTCGCACATATCATAAGTCATCAAAGAGTTTTGATGATTCAGATTTTGGTAATCGTTCAGGGAAACCTGCCAAACATTCCAACGGTAAAAAAACTGGCGGAATGAGAACGATAAATAACTATGTTGAAGAAGATTATGATTTAAACAATGACTCATTTGATGATGACGTTGAAATAGATGATAATATTCAGATACAACATACTAAAAACAAACCGTAATATTAATACAAAGGAAATACGATGGACATTCAAACACTCCGCAAAATGCGCAATCAGGACTTCGGTAAAATTACTGAGCAGTTTGACAAGATTGCAAATCCCCAGTCAGGCGAAAAGAAGTCTTATGAAGACAATCGCTTTTGGCGTCTAGAGGGTGATAAAGCTGGCAATGGCACAGCCACTCTCCGATTCTTACCACGTGTAGAAGGTGACGAACTCCCATGGGTTCGCATGTTCAACCACGGATTCCAAGGTCCAACTGGAAAATGGTATATCGAAAACTCTCTAACAACTCTTGGTGAAAACGATCCAGTCGGTGAGTTGAACACTATGCTTTGGAACTCAGGTTCTGATGCTAATAAAGAGATTGCTCGTAAACAGAAACGTAAGTTGTCATTCATTGCTAACGTACTGATTGTTTCTGATCCAAAGCATCCAGAGAATGAAGGACAAGTTCGCTTGTTTAAATTCGGCAAGAAAATCTTTGATAAGATTATGGACAAGGCTCGTCCAACCTTTGAAGATGAGAAGCCAGTAAACGTGTTTGATTTATGGGAAGGTGCTAACTTTAAATTGCGCATGCGCAAGAAAGATGGTTACTCTAACTATGATGAGTCAGTGTTTTCTGACCCAATCCCTGTTGCTGAAACTGACGAAGATATTGTGCGTATCGTAAATGGTCAACACAAGTTGTCTGAGTTTATCGATCGTAAGAACTTTAAGTCATATGATGAATTGAAGAAGAAACTCGATGCAGTTCTTTCTGGTGATTCTTTTGCAGGTAAGTCTGCTGCTCAAATGGCTGAAGAAGATCGTCCAGTGGCGCAAGCACCTACCTTTACTTCTAAGCCAGCACCAGCCCCAAAAGCTGTGATGGAAGATGATGATGAAGATGTAATGTCTTACTTCCAGAAGATTGCTAAAGAAGATTAAACTATCTTCTTAGTAAGTAAAAAAGGATCCTTGCGGATCCTTTTTTTTTATCTTGCGTACCTACTTGACGTATAACTATTATGCGATGCGTCTTGGTTCCTAGAAGGTGGTTTAAATGATACTTGTGTACTATTATTATTTGTAGTAACTGGAGCATTAACAACTGCAGTTGTGCTACTTGCTTTTGGTTTATCCTTTGCGTCAGCATTCTGAGCAGATTGAGCTTCTACTTGATTTGCAGTAGTAGGTGCTGCAGCAGTTGGCTCAGCAGCAGTTGGCGTTTTATCTGACTTAAATGGGTAAAATGGACCAACTGATACTTCTGGAGTTAATCTTGTTGCGTTTGCTAAAGTAATTTTTGGAATACCGATCTTTTCTAAGAATCCCATAAAACTATCTTTAATCCCACTAATAAAATTAGTAAATGGTTTAATTATATGATCACCGATCCATTTACTAAAGTCACCAATTACTTCTTTAATTTTTTCTTTATCAAATAAACCGAATGTTAAGAAGTTAATAATACCAGCAAGACCAGCAATAAGTGCTTTACCAATATCACCTGTCTTCATAAATTCATTGAAGCCATCCATAACACCTTCAAATAATGCTCCAATAATCATACCAATAGCAAATACCTTACCTAATGCTTTTAGGATACTCATTGGATTAAATATTGATTTAAACGCAGCCAATAACCCAGTACCCAAGAAACTCATAATGGTATCTAACAAACCACCACCTTCAGCTTTAGATGGCTCTGGTTTTTTATCACCAGCATTTTTATTTTTACCGCCAGTATTTTCTGCAATAATTTTTATATACTTTAGGTTTTCTTCAGCCTTACGTTTGCCTTCTTCAACTTCTTCTCCAACTTGAGCAGATTCAGCAGCAGTAGCAGTAGGGGATGTTGTTTTTCCAAGTTCAGGAACTGATGGAGTTGGCACTAAGTTACTCATTGTAGATTTCTGCGCTACTTTTAACCCTTGACCACCAGCCGTTCTAACATTATCAGCAGTATTTTTATTTGCTGCTGTAGGACTATTTACACCTGCAGTTTCTTTAGCACCAGAAGGGTTAGATTGACGTTTCTCCATCATCTTAGCACTTTGTGCCGCAGCAGGCATTTCAAGATTATCCGCAATACTTCTAGTTACTGGTGTAGGGCTATAAATGTCTGTGGCTCTTTGGTATTTACCAAACTCATCTGCGTTTGATTGGCGCTTTTCTAATAGCTTAGCAAATTCAGGATTAGATGCTTTTAATTGTTCTTCACTTATTTCTGCTCCACCATTAGCTGCAGCAGCTTTTATCTTATCAATTTGCTTCTCAGTTTTCTTAGTTTCTTTAGCAGCAGATTGCGCACCTTCAAAATCAGCAGAAAGTCTTTTCTTAAATTCAGCAGGAGACTCACCCTTTTGTGGCGCTGCACCAAGTGCTTTTTGCTGCTCAATAAATTTATCTTTTTCTAATGTTTTATTAAATACACCACCAACATTCAGTGCGCCAAGTACAGTCTTCTTAAGACCACCATTTGCTACGCCAAACTTTTCCTTAAGACCTTCTTTCTTATCAGCCATTTTCTCGCTAAGTGTCTTAAAGGTTTTCATTCCCTTTGCCATCTCAGCAATATTCTTTGCTTCTTTATCCCACTCTTTTTGGAAGTCTTCTTGTAGTTTCCAAGAACGTCTGCTGCCTTTAAATTGTTCTTTGGCAACTTTCAACATTTCTTCTTGAATTTTACGATAATCAATTGGGGCACTAGGTGCTGCTGAAGAAGACGCAACTGCGGCAGGTGTAGCACGTTCAGCAGAAGCAACTGGAGTAGGGACTGGAGTAGGTGTAGCACGTTCAGCAGAAGCAACTGGAATAGCAGTAACCCCTGATGGCGCAGCAGAAGCAGCAGAAGCAGCAGTAACCCCTGATGGCGCAGAAGATGCACTAGAAGCAGCAGAAATACCTGCAGGTGCGGGAGATGGAACAGTAGTAGCAGATGAAACGGATCTTTCTGCTTGCTTAACTTCTTTTGATAGTGTTAGTAAAGTTTTAACAGAAGTAAGTTCACCAAGAGCCATTGCTTGCGTCTCAAGCAATTTCGCAAAAGCAACATCATCCCACGCTACGACTGATTGAGTAATCGTCTGTTGTAGGTTAAACCCCTGCTCTGCTGGTTTCTGTTTTGGTGGACTTTTTCTTTTTGCCATTTTATTATCTCTATTTGTTAGCTGCTAATCTTTGTTTTTCTTCTTCTAAATACTGAATCAATAATGTAGTATAAACTTCTCGTTCAAAGGGTATCATATTTTCAATCTCTGCCAAGGAGTATTTGTGGTACTGCATCAAAGCGAAATTTAATTTATAATAGTTCGCTAAGTTTTCATGACAGAGATTCATTAAAAAAAACTTTGCATTCCTTCTAAGGTCTTATTGTGATGTAGATTACAAATTGGGCAATCATATTCAACATCTTTTTTAATCCTTGGTAGTGTAGCGAAAAAGTTCTGCACCTTAACAAACTGCTCAGAATTTAAATTATATAAAAAGTCTAACAACTCTTTTTGTTTTTGCTCTTTTGCATAATGTAATTTATCGCCTTCGTAGATTATATCAATACAGCTGGCAACAAGATCAAAAATATTATCTAGATCATCTGAGTTGGTTTTTTCTAACTTAGTCATTAATTCCATAGTTGGATACTTCATTATGATACCTACATCACCAAACAACTCAATCTTATTTGTATGTCCTTCAGGGAACTCTACTTCAATTTTAGTAAGATCGATAGAGATCTTTACTTTGGCTTTATCATTCTGTTCACCATGATCAACATCACATGGAAAGTACAGCTCAATAATCTCACCAACAGACTTTGCTCTAATTTGAGTAAAGATATACTCAAGATCAAACGTGGAAAGAGAATCAGGATCAATCTTATCCAAGATACATGATCTAATAACATCCTTCAAAGTATCAACCATAACAACAATGTCTTCACTTTGTTGTGCAATCAATATAGACTTTTCTTCTTTTACTAAAAATGGGCGATACTTAACACTCTTTTTAGATGAAGGGATTACCAAGTTATACGTTGGTGTGCTCATTACTGGCAATGCCATAATTATTCTCCTTTAGACATATTCTTAATTAACTTATTCAATTCAGCAGTGCTACCAACAAAGATAGCATTGTTCGTCACTTTGGCATTCTCACCTTTGAGCGGAATATCAAGTTTCTTTTTCTGTTGATGTAAATCCATAAGTTGTTGGTTCACATCAGCAAGTTGTTTCATAAGATTACCCACAACTTCAAAAGCACGTGGGTGTTCAGATTGTTTAGCTACTTCTAATGCATGGTTCAATGCATTCTGACCAATAATTAGAAGTTCGCGTAAATTTTCTCTTGATGTATCGTAATCAGTTTCAATTTTACCTTCAGCTGTTTTTACGATCTCACCAGTATTATTATCAATCACTTCAAGTTGTTTCTGTTGTGGTATTGTATTAAATACCTCAGATAATGTATCATCAATTTTCATTATAGTTCGCCACGTTCCATTAGTATTTTCTTATTTGCTTGATGATCTGTTTGAGTTAACTCTTTGTTATCACCTTTATATGGAACAGCGTAATTGTTCTTAATCAACCAGTCGTTTACGTTTGTTCCATCTTCGAGCATGAACACGCCAAGGATTCTACCAAACTTGTCATCGTTATTGTCTGATCTTTGAGTTTCAATAATCTGCCACGAACCAATAGGTAATTTTTCTGCTAGTTTCTTTTTAGATAAAAGACCTCTTGGTTTTTCTTCTTTATTTGTAGTTCTGGATTCAGGTGTGTCAACCCCAGCCATACGAACACGCTGGTTTGCTAATACAATATTGAACCCCAAGTCTAAATCGATATCAACAGTATCACCATCAAGAACTTTATTAATTTTACATTTATATTGGTACATAATTAGTCGTTACGAGTATTTCTAGTTGGTGGGTCATAAGGATCTACACTAATATTGAATGATGTGGTAAGTGTAGGTTTAACTGTTGGTGGCATAAATGATGGTGCTGGTATACCAGCTGATGTGGGTAATATCCCAGACACATTGTTTGCTGTCCCTGCAATCTTTTCTTGCGTTCTTCCGAATGCTGCGATACCAAGAACTGCACCCATGGCTAAGTGGAACAACCCA